GAAACTCATATCTACGCAGAAGATTAGGATATCTTGAACCTAATTTTATACAGAGTGTTATGTATTTATCTAAAGACGATAAGTTCATATTTTTCTGTGGAGTAGATGGGCTAATTATTTATATGTCATTTATAATTGCAGCTTTATTTAATAATGAAGATGTGGTCTACAAATATGCATTTGTATGCGGAGGGGTATTCTTAGTTATTTTTCTTATTAAGATTATAATTAAAGGGATAGGTATTCTAGGGGTTAAAATTATTAAATTTGGTTGTTATGTGAAGAAGTGTTGGAATAAGAAGAAGTGATTTTAGATAAAACTAAAGATCAGAAAGTGATTTTTGTTCAACCTTTTTAATTTCTCCATCAGCAAAATATTTTGCAAATTGCTCATCTGCATCAATATCCTTGTACACCGCAACCATATCAAGCGAATTCCAACCGACTAGCATTTGAATTACATCATCAGGAAGTCCACTTCGAGAACAAGAAGTTGTAAAGAAATGACGAAGACTATGGAAATAGAAGTCTTCTCCTAAATGTTTACTAAACGTATCAGCCCAACTGTCAAGAGTGCTTGAATCCATAGGTTCATCTATATATTCTCCATTTACTTTCTTTGGAAATAACCATTCTGATTCAATTCCGTGTTCTTTTCTATAATTCATCCACAAATCAAAATATGGTTTAAACGGTTTTGCAAGTGTATATGCTACTAACATTTTTCCACGAGATCCTCTTCCTTTTGTTTGGATCTTTTCAGGTGTCTTATATAAAGAACCGTATATGATATTTTCGTCATCGAAATAAGATACTTTGAAGCGTGGTAATTCACTCTTACGTCTGCCACTAAATGCAGCTAATGCTAAAATACAAGCCTTGTCATACTTGCCTTTTTCAACCCAATAATCAAGCATTCTCTGTACTTGTTCATCAGATAACACAGTTTTAGTGAATACTTTTTCATTTGCAGGATTTTCAATTTTTCGTATAATCGGTTTAAAGTTCTCATACTCATCATCTAATATAGCTTCGACATAATTTGAAAGCGATGAAAGAGTAGATTTTACTCTACGCATTCTAGCTGGTGACCATTTATATTCAGTAAGGCAAAAGCTCTGATAACGAGCAATGTCCCTCTTAGATAAATCAATAAAGAATTTGTTGTCACAATGCTCAAGTAAATACACCCAGAAAATGTAAAGGTCACGTCTATATGCATTGATTGTATTTGGAGATCTATCAACTGAACGAAGATAATCCAAAAAGTCATTTCCTAGCTCTATATTCTCTTTATTACACTGAATTAATAACTCATCAGTAACAATATTATTGTGTTGTATTTTTCTACCCATTAAATCTCACTTCCTTTCAAACAACAAAAAAGAAGCAGTAGTATCATTAACTAACCGCTTCTTTGTCGCATTTTTATATATTCATCATAAATCCCACAATCAGCTATGACACCAATCATGAGTACATATATTTATTCTCTGTTTCCATTCACAGAAACATAGAAAAATTGACTTTAATAGGATTCGAACCTATATCCATTCCGTCAGTGGCTTTCACACTGGTGTCTGCGGTTTTACCTTAGATGCTTTAACCATTAAGCTATAAAGTCATACAAAAAAGAGTGTGCAGTATGCACCACACACTCCAAATATTTTTAATTATTAACTAGCAACATATTGCTAATTAAAATCTTAACAAATCATCAAGTTTATAGATTCTTTTAATACTATTATGAATTGCTTCATATTCAGAAAGTATAGAAGAAAAGCTCTTATTCCATTCAGACATTTCATCAATTTTCTTACCTAAATAATCTAACAATTCTTTCTTAGATACCTTTTTACCATTAATCTCATAAGTTCCAGATTTTACATCAAAATAATAAGTATCATTACCACAACAATCGCAATTCTCACAATCGCCATCGTAGTCATCATCAGTATCTTTGATATTATCAATATACACTTCAAATATATTCTCACCATAAACATGCGACATTATCTTAGAATTGCAATTCTCAAGAACATAAACGGCTTCTCCGCATATATCCTTATATCCATTATTATCTTTTGCAGGCTCACAACCAATTTCACCAACAAATAATGTGATAATATATTCATCTGTATATCCATTGACATTAGAATCGCCGAGTTCTTTAATACTTGAAATTTCAAAACCTCTTTCAGCAATAAGAGTTTCGATTAATGTCTTTGCTTCATAATACTTGGCAACAATTGCTATACTGTTTAAATTATCATAAGAAACTACATTATGATACATTGAATTAGCCCAATCAGCTAATTCATGTATATCATTTATAATTATTGTATCTATAGTAATCACGTCCCTTCAGAATTAAAGTTGCTTTGCTGACTTATTCATCTTAAATGTGATTTCCTGATGGGCAGGAGTTATATATTCCTCACCTTTTCTGTCACCTAACATAATCTTGCCTGTTCTCTCAGGTACATCCTTAACCTTAAACTTACCAAGCTTACCTACAGGAACAGATTCTGTAGTATCAGCCCTTAATGTATCTGTAATAACCTCTGCGTATGTATCAAGTATAAGAGCAATATCACCTTTCTTAGCTCCTTCAATTCTTTCTGCAATTGCGCTTACTAATTCGTTCTTTACCATTTTTAAAATCTCCTTTATTTTCCTTAATTTTATTTTGTAATATAAAAGAGGGTAGCGTCCATATAAGGTACACTCCCTCTAATAGTGGCTTCATCAGCCAAATTATGCATAATATTTACATAATTTAAAATTATTCCGAATATTTGCATATATTAACTAAAATTAGTTTTGTTTATTATCTAATTGCAACTGATTCTATATAATATTTGTTGCAAATAAGTTCTAATTTAATTTGAGTGTATATTCACATACTTTTCCTTTATTTTGCTCGAATATAATTAATTTTCCAGCGGCACTTGAGGTCTTATTCAAAGAAAGAGAATATGGATCAACTCCAATAATTGATGGAACATTTATGACTTCTGAATTAATACCAATTTCTTCAACTTTTGAATGATGTAGATGTCCTGCGAATAAATACTGAATTGGAACATTATAAATATTAGAGAAATCTTTTAATGCTCGCTCCATATCACGTACTTCACCGTGTATTCCCATAACAGTATTACATGCAAGTTGTCCATAAATATAACCTGTTGGATTTTCGATAAAAGTAAAATTAGGATTATCCGCTAATCTAATTTTAATAAATTCTCTTACAACTTTTCCCATATTATCTTCTGTAAAAGTTCCTTTTGGTTGACCTAACATACGGAGTTCTGTATGATTTCCATCAGTCATTTGGAATTTAATATGAACATGTTTTGTAAGATTATTAAGCCAATTAGTTATAAAATTTGCATACTGAATAGTACCATCGACAACTCCACATCTTAATTTCATAAGCTGTGATATTCTGAGACAGCCATCCGAAAAATCACCCATAGAATATACATTAAGAGTATCAATATTTTCTTTATGAATTATTTCAACTGTTTGGTCAAATAAATCATACATTCTTTCTTCGAATATCTCAGGACTATATGAATTAATAATATTCCCAAACAAATCTTTTAATTCAAATTCTGCACCATAATGTTCATCGCCAAAAACCAGACAATATGCTTTAGTGTTATGAATTGGCTTGATATATTCTGGAATATTTAAAAGGGGAAGATTTAAAATTGCCTCACAAATTTTTTCCGCAATAAGTTCATCTCTTGCGTCTTCTCTAAGCCACTTATTATATTCAAGCTTTTCACTATGAAGCTTCTTGCGTTCTTTTTCCAATTCACGTTTTTGAATCTGCAATTCCTTTAAATACTCATTATCAGAATTAAATACGCCAGCTTCCTTAAAATCTTTTGCATATTTACAGGCTTTTCTGTAAGCAGATTCATCTCTATATTGAGATTCATCATCACCAAATAATTCTTTATTAACCATTGGTGTTATCTCTCTCCAATTATGATATTTCCCAGAATTTATCAACTGATCTAATCGCCATATATATGTATGATAATTTTCGTTTTCCAATTTTGTAAAATCAGATATAATAATCACCTACTCTCTATTCTTTATTAGATTCAGTAGGCTCATCGAGTTCATTTTCCTCTTTTACCTTCACATTTATTTCAACAACACCACCGTTAAATACCGATAGAAGAGTAGCAAGTTTCTTCTCTTCGCCACCTACATCAATGGTCATATTATCTGTGTCAATGATACCTACAATCTTCATAGAAGTCTGCTTAGTTTCCTTAAAAACAAAATTTGCCATAATCCTTTAAATCCTCCATAAAATTAAAAATTCCCACCAGAACGCTTTCTGCCAGGATTAAAATACATTTGTTTCGTTTTATTCTGTTTTACTTTGATATACTCACGAATCTTTCTGATATAATCTTCATCATAACTTAAACGAATATGTGACTCCAAATAATAACATCCACAATGAGTAGGAATTTTATTTGATAATACATTATCTATGAGCCTATATGATGGATTAAGATTCGAGAGATGGGTATGCTTTTCTGTATCTTCTTGTCTACAGATACGATAGCCATTTTCAGTCTTGTCAATGTAAAAACCTTTATATTCAATTCGATTTTTCATAGGCAGAACCTACTTAACATATTTATCTTCAATGTAACGCTTTCCACCACAAGTCTTGTAATATCCAATATGTTCACCATTCCGGTCTACATATCCTCGTTTTGTGTTTCTAATTACACCTTCGGATAATAATTTTTCAATTTCACTTTTAGAAATCTGTTTAATAATTTTCACATCCTTTGATTTATTTTCTGCTGAATAGCAGAAGAGAGTGAGTGTGGAGGGATTTGAACCCATCGACAACTCGATTAAAAGTCGAGTGCTCTGCCAAACTGAGCTATAGGAGATTAAGAATTATCAGTGACCATACCACAAGAATTGTAGTACAGCCACCGACATATATAAGAAGAGGAGTACAATATGAATATGTACCAATCTTAGAAATAATCTTTAGAATTGTTCTGCTTGAAAACGCCTTTGACTCACGTATCATAATGATAATAGCCTTCAAATTACTTCCACAGAATATGTATGGTACAAGTTTTTGCTTGCTGAACTCACTTGATTTCTTACACACATACACAAGTTTTTCACATGGCTTCACAGCAACTAAAATATATCCATGTGTTAGACGAAATATTATAATGTCTTTCGACAATTATATATTCTCTGTTTTATCAGCCAAGAAAAGCTGATTTCATTCTAAATTATTATGTAATTCTCTAACTTTTTTACGAAAATCATCAGTGAACACTGAAGTAATAGATAAAATAGAATTATTTTTTAAATTAAGATTAGATTTAGATTGTTCAAGTGGTATATATCTTGAAGTTACTTTTAGTCCAGGAAATATTTTTAATTCAACATATTCATCACTATCACTAAATTTATCCTTTACCACATCACCTAACGAATTAAGTACACGAAGTACATCTATTGATGAACAATCAATCCTATTACGAATTTCATTTGCAATATCATTTTGATTATAATATTTTTTTCCTTGTTGTATTGTAATTCCTCCTTTGCTATAATCGCATTTATAGAATTTTACAATAGAGTAGGGCAGTAATCATAAAAGTAATAAGTAGAAAACTACCCTCTCCTATGTAACTTTAATTTCGCTCTCATATGAGAACTGTAATTAGCTGTCAATTTCCGAATTTACTTGTTTTTTTGTAATTTTAAACCCAATATTAAATAATTTAATATCAGATCCATTACCTTCTAATTGGAGAATTTCATTTTTAGATTGGATAATAGCTTTATTAAAGCTATCATTACCACAAAGATACAAAACTTCTAATAAAAGATTTTTGATTTGAGAATTTTCTTTATCCTCAAGAGAAGAAAGTAAACGATATAATGTTGAAAAACCAATTGTTTCTGATTCAATATCTGCAATTAAATCAACTTTAAGCTTATTTGCTTTATCATTTCGTTCTTCTTTTGAGTCGGAATCAATGGCGAATATATTCTTCCTTTCATTTATGTATTTCTTTAAAATACTATAAATTCGATTTATCTGTTTTTGATTTATACTAGATGTCCTAAATAAAGAGTTATCTAATATAGATACAAATGGAAGCCAATCCTTTTTATAAGGATTCTTAATTTTAAATCCATTAATAATAGTCTGCAAATAATCCATCGAAGTGTGACATTTACAATAATGTTTCTTGTCGGGATTGTAATATCCTTTTTGTTTAGAGATATGAGAGAAGAAGTGTGGCATACGCTTTTTGCCTCTTACTAATTCGCCTTCTTCATTTTCTTCATATTCACGCACAAACTCATCATACTTTTCACGTAACTTGTCTAACTCCTTACCATTGTTGATAATAAATTCTTTCTTTGCTTTATCAATTTCAATTCCAGACATAACATCTAACTGACATATATCATAATACAATTCCTTAATATCATCATAAGTAGCACCATGATACATCTTATCCCAAAGTAAAGAATTTAATTCTTGTGATAGATTAACAATTTCACCGATTTTATTTACAGATGTTTTAATATCAAGATCTGCCTGTTGTTCAGGTGTATAATATCTTTTAACTTTTGTTGAACTAACAAACGATGTTGGTGTTTTGAATATATGATAATTTCTTTTAGCTGCACGAATGAGTTTTTCATTATCTGTTAACATTACTGTATCACTATCAAAATCAGCACCCGATAGTCTCTGCAATACATTTTCTCCAATAGAATTAATACACACAATCTCATTTGTAAGATTAAGATAACAATCTATCAATTTATTCTCCGTATTATATGGAAGCCAAATGTTTCCAATTGTAACATGAGGTGAACGACTAGCAAGAAGAGTTTTGTTATATTCAAAACGTGTACTATGTATGTTGCCAATTCCAATTTGACTTTTTCCTTCAAACTTACCGATTGATTGTTGTAGCATTTCTATTGGATTGCCAAGAAGAGTAGAGTAATTACCATTTACATAAATATGTCCATTTTTGAGATTTTTGTAATATGAACGAAGTAAGTCAATAAGAAATTCTTGATAGTATTTTGTTTTTGTAAAATTATCATTCACACACATTAAGTTATAAACTACATCATTCTTACTACTCATAGGTTTATCCATAGGTGACATTTCATCAATATCAGGATATTTAATGTAATAGCGCACAACTTCTGGTCTATCTCTAAGCATTTGTGCAAAGTCGAGTGATTCCTGCAAAAATTCCCTTACTTCATCTTTTGACATCTGAAGAGTATTGAGTAATTGATAATGAGTCTGTACCAAACGACCACCAAAGAAGTGAGTTTTCTTATCATGCTTTACAACACCAAAATCAGAATATAAGTGGTCAAGCCATTCGTCCCATGTACTAAATTTCAAATATTTAATACTGTTAGGTGTGGTAATTAGCTTTACATCTTCAATGCGTGTAGCTCTTGTTTTACCATTGAGCTGAGATACATCTGTTATATTATTATCTTTGAACCATTGTTGGATATTGCAGTTAAAACAACAAGACTTGAACATTAGATTTCTAAGCAGAAGCATACCATATTCTGAATAATCACCAAATAATGATATATCCATAAGAGACTGACCATCCCAAATTGTATTTGTGATTTTACAATTCTTTTCAGTGGTTTTAAGCCATCCATCTTCATCGTGAGTCTCGATTACATCCTCATTAAATATGCTATCATAGTCATCAATTAAAAGAATATTTTCTGGTTTAATTGAAATTGTATCAATAATACTACTAGATGGAAGAGCAATATATCCCTCATATGCAGCTAAGTCAATTGGATCGCCTTGATTGTATTTAAGACTACCTGAACTGAACTTTAAAATTGATTCATATAAATCTTCTCTGATAAAGAGACATTTACCAACTCTTGCTGAACCAGTAGAACGTTTCATACGACAATATTTAATACCATTACATATAAATCCATCTTTATACAACTCAGTTCTAAGTTCTGCATTTGTCTTTATAGTCTTTGGTTCACCCTTTTTGTGATACTGAGTTTGAATCTCTTTGACAATAGATTTATCTTTTTTGTCGTAGATGTTTACCTGCTTTTTAACAAATGGTTTTGGTATATCAATCGGATCTTCAATTTTTTCATTCGTCTTAATCCCAACAATTTCACCTTCGCTATTTTTAGCAATTCCATCTTCAAATGTAAGTTCTCTGTAATCATATCCAAGTCTTACAAAAGTGTTTTTGTTCATCTGATTCCATTCTTTAACGGAATACTTAAATGTGAGATTAATTACATTCACAGAATAATCGTGCTTTTTAATTCTAAATGAAAAATCATGTTTTCTAAATTTCCTATAATAAATATCTTTTAATTCTATAAGATCCAAACTGTAATCAAGTGTATTAATAAATTTTCGTAAATTATACTGTCCATCTTTGAGTTTTAAATTATATCCTTCTGGATTTTCCTCAATGTAATGTGCTGATAAATAAATATCCTTTGCATCAATAGATGGTATGTAAATTCCTGTATTATCCAATAGTTATACCTCCATATTTAATCTAAATTCTCCCAAAATTCATTTTCAGAATCATATCCACCATAATCTAAGCTCTCTGCGAATTCATGAGATGATTTTGTAGATGCTTTGCAATAACATTGCTCCAATTCAGAACATTCTTCACATCTGAAATTGCTGTCAAATTCACATTCCGAAAGTTCATCTATGATCAATTCTTTCATTTCTTCAACATTGTCAAAATTATTATTCATATAAATTTACCTCCACTTATATATTCTCCAAATGAAATTTCTATTTACAATTATTCAAACCACACAGGAGCTTTACCTATGTCATATTTCTTGCAAATAAGATACGAACAATATCCGTCTATCAATTCATAATTTCTGTCAATTATAATCTTCCCCAGTTCACCATACTTGATGAATGTATTTTCTTTCTTCCTGAATTTTCTGTAATTGGGTGGAGTAGCAAGAAATTCTTCTCTAATTTTAATCTCATTAATTGGAATCCAATATTCCTTATTTGAACTGTAATCAATATCAAAAAATATTCTCAGTCTATCAATAATTCTCATCTTTATAATCCTCCTCGTCCATTGTTTCGACACGATATCCCAACCAATCTATAAGATAATCAGTACATGGAATACAGTCTCTATGTATATATTGTCCTTCTGAATTTCTCAGATAATCTTGTCCACTTAAAATACCCCCACCACAATAGCAACATAAGTAATTATATTTCTGATGAAAGTTTGGACATCTTGTAAGACAAGGATTATTGCCACAAATGTTGCACATACATATAACCTCTCTTTTTAATTTATACATTCATAGGAATATCCATCGTTGCTTGTATAGTAAATATGTTTTATCCCTAAATCTTTAATCGCTGCCATACAACTTGGACATGGACGACACATACCAAATTCTCTGTCTAGTCTCGTTCTAAAAATATATAATTTTACTTTTTGGAAATTTATATCCAGATGACGGATAGAATTAAGACAATTGATTTCAGCATGTAAAGTCGGTTTAATACCATTCTTATTCCATGAATTTCTATATCTGTTATAATATTTTTGAATAGGATGCGTTTTAATTGTATTACAACCAATTCCTATTACATTTCCTTGGTAAACGGCTATACACCCTATATGTGTTTTTTTATAATCCGAGATGGTAGCAGCCATTTTAGCTTTTTTAAAATATCTATAATCTGATTTACTTAACATTTCTCTCTAACTCAAACATAGCAGTTCCTCTATCAATACAATCAAGCTCATATTTGTATCTGTCTATATATCTCTGAATAATTCCTCTTTCTATAAGCATTTCAATATATTTCACTAAATCATTCTTGATTGTTTTTATCTCAGAAGAAAACTCTATTTCAATCTGGTCATCCATAAGATCTAAATGGTCAATATCTGTCTGTTTAATGTAGAAAGTGGCTAAGTAAGATTCTTTCTCTTTATTCCATTTTGCTAAAGCAACCACTGTGTAATTATTATGTAAGTCTACGCTAATACCAACATTAGCAATAATTTCGTATCTAAGCATGTACTGCTTCCTCCTTTAAATTTTGTCTTTCTTCACAAGCCTTAAGCTTTTTATTATAATCTCTAGTTATACATTCTCTCTTTTTTGTCTCGTCAAACTTAAAATCTGCAGCTATACGACTGGCAATATTTAAATCGCAACCACCGAAATCCGCTTCTGATAACTTGGGATAGCATACAAGCTTGTTCTTTCTCTTAAGTTCCATTGTTCTTCTTGCTACATGTCTTTCTGTTTCCTTCGTCATAAATATTTGTTCTCCTTGTTAAATAAAATTTTTTATTCATATCATTCATCGCTCCTTTATAGTGTGTGTGATATGGTTTATGTGTTACTTTTATATATTCCCTTATTGCAAAAGGGTTTGTTCTAATTCACTGATATGGTATAATCATTAAGATGTGTATATACACTTGTAACTCATTAACTAAAGTCACGACTGATTCTTATATCAGGTACGGAGGTGTGATTATGCACATTAAAAATAGTGAAATCTATAATCTTTCCTATTTTAATAGTGTCTTATTATGAAAGGAGGATTGTAGATATTGCTAATCATTATTCTTACACCAGCTGTTATAATCGCAGTTTTGAATCTTGTTAAATATTGTGTCAAGTGTTTTACACAGTATAAAGAATTGAAGCTACTTGTAACTTCAGGAAAAGAACGTGTCGCCATCACGAAAAATGGCATATCATATAAGAAATAGGATATAGTAGGTACGTGAATTACTATTGTATTCATTTCTTATAGTAACTTTTTAACAATAATTTACCAGTGAATTAGAAGCCTCACTGCAAATTAGAGCGTTTAGTGTAACGCTCATTGCGCAAATTTATGGTAAAGAGATATTGTCGTAAGTGGCAGTATCTCTTTATGTTCTTAACTTATTGTTCTCCAAAATCTCTATTTGTTTTTTGATTTCCTCACATGGATCATATTTATTATCAATTCTTTGACCATGCTCATCATTTATAAAATGTCTATAATCAACAAATACCTTTGGAGTAGTTAAATATTTTTCTTTCCCATCTTTAATATATTTTTCTCTCTTCATAGGTTGACATTTTATAATTTTTAATTCTTCCAAAATATCAACTATGCGTCCTATATATCTCTCAGAAAGTCCAATATCTTCTGAAATCGTTTTGAAATACCGATAGCAACAGAGGGGTTTATCTTCTATACGATTCAAATTGACACGAATATAGGAAAGTAAGAGTAAGATATAAGCAGATGACATTCTCGCAAGGTCTATATTTTTACCTTTTAACTCTTCCTTAAAATTCAATATTTTATCCAATTCATCAAAATAAATGATTCCAAAATTATCAGGCACATCGAATTTTTCAATATTTAGTTGTACTTGCTGATATTTCACCGAATTGGTGTTTTCTTTTAGACACTTCTCAAAATCAGGACATGATTCAAAATATCCATAATGAGAGAGAAGTAATAGAACTTCATAATATTTTTGATTTATTTTCCCATCTCTGTAATTAGGTTTCAGTTTAGACCAGTGACAAAGTTCTGTTGTAGAAAATGCCACCGTGTCATCAAGTGAACGTCTTGTGCAAAGATATGAGAAGATTATTACACGCTTAGATGAGAGATCTTTATCATAGATGATTTCTCGTGGAATTTTTACATAGTTTGGCAAGACGTATCACCTCACTATGTTAATCTTCTAATAAGGACATTTTTAATCTTTTGTTCTTATTTAAACCAGAATTGTATTCATTTACATAAATCTTTGCATATTTTAAAGATGGTTTCTTTGTATATTTATCATTATCTGCAATTTCTTTAATGATAGATGGGGATTTTTTCCCGACAGAAGTAATAAGTCTCTTATTGTCAAAAATACCTTTATATGTTTCATAAAAGTCAAACATTCCCCTAATATAATTCCACTGCAATGATTTTGAATTTCCATTCCAACAGCCCTTGACTAAATCCATACATTCAATAAAGCCATCTACGTCATTTCTTGACGAATATTCCTTATACATATCTAATAGTTTTGCAGGACACTTAATTTTATAATCATTTCCTGGTTCTTCTCCAAAAATATCTAACTTAAAGCCAAGTGCTTTTATGCAATTATTAAAATCCTGTTCAATCTTATTTTTTTCATATGTACCATTAATCTGAGATGTAAGTGTGCGTTTTCTATTCTGTGGCTTTTCTTTTGTATTAGTTATGGTAAACCAATCATTCTCTTCCTCAATAGTTAAACCATAACGAAGTTCACACGGTACAGTCGTCCATCCTCTCATCTTTAAAATTGCAATAGTATGCTGACCATCACATACTTTCATAGAACCATCTTCTCTAACGCTAACCTTTACTTCATCAACCTCATTTTCATCAAAATACTCATCACTACTAAGTCTTTCAACACGCTTCATATCAATATCTCTCTGATAATTAAGCATTGCATCCAATTTATCAATTGGTACTTCCTTATGTGCAATCTTATTGTCTGTTACTTTTGTTCCTTTTACTAAGTCTTTTAATTTCATTATTTAATCCTCCGTTTTTAATGTTGTTTTTTTTGCTAACTCAATAGCAGTTAATAGTTTCGTTATATTATTCTCTGCATTGGCAATACATTCATCTAATTCTGATTTGGTTACACGATTTTCCATATCACTAAGAATACTAACAAACCCATCATAAAATCTTTCAAATCCAATATTCATACATTCGATTATATCAATCTTATAATCCCAAATAGAATCAAGATACTCTTTTGACTTTTCGGTTTTAAGGTCTTCACATATTTGTCTTACTTCTTCGCTGACTTGATTTTTTTGAGAAGGTTGAACAATAGAAGATGATGTAGTTGGTTGCTCAATATTATATTCTTCATTTTGATTATCAGAGAATTGTTCTTTTTTCTTTTCATTCTGTAATTCCTTATAACCAGCACTAATAGAAGTTTCACCTGACAAAACACGCTGCTTTAAATCTTCGTTATCTGAATTAAGAACTTTTGCACCCATCTTATATGTAGTTGGTTTAACACCTGCTATATCTGCAAGTTTCTTATTTGTTGATTTAAATTCTCGATTGGTCAAATTTGACTTGTCGGCAGTTTGATTCTGTTTTAAATTATTTAATGAATTCTCTTTTGCTTGTTTCTCGTAAATAGGTCTATATTTCTCAGTTACAGCAATTCTTTGAATAGGTGATAAATTACGTCTGCCAAGCTGAATATCCAACATCCATTCCATAACTTCATCTTTTGTTTCATATCCAAGAGTACCAACAACATAATCAATATTGTGTTTTTTGCAAATAGAGTAGCGATTATGACCATCTACAATATAACCATGCCATTCCATAATAGGAAAATTCTTATCAAATCCATTTTCTACAATATTCTTTTCAAGTTGTTTGTACTCATCACCTGTAAGTGGTGGTAGTAAATCCCTTAATTCAGGATCAATTTTTAATTCTTTCTGTTGCATTTTAAAATCCTTTCTTCTAAAACATAATTTACAGTTACAATTTTGTGCGAGAGTGTGTAATAAGTGGTTTAATAGTATATTCTCCATTTGAATTCGCACAAACATTAAAAATTGCATTTATATGAAATTGTCAAAAATTCATTTGGGTACATGTATGACGTACCCAAAAGTAAAAATTTTCTTCATTTGGGTACATGTCAGGTGTGGATTTGTGTAGGTCAATATCTATATAGACTCATATTATCAAGAGAAGAATATTACGCTTGTATTTCGCTTACGCTTCATACAAGCTCTATAATTTTTTGTTTGATTGTTATTGATTGGTTTAGGTACATGGTGTTTTTGATTAACGTTTTCATTTGGGTACATATGAGATGTACCTATGTGAAATTATTCTATATTTAATTCTTGAATTTCTTCTTCTGACATAGAATCCAATTTCTTTAATGCTCTTTCAATATAAATAAGTTCTAATAATGTGAAGTTATCTATTATTAATTTTGTATCATGGCTATTAATAATATCTATATAAATATGATTAGATAGTTTCTTGGCAACGGATTTTCTTGTTCTTTTAAATAAAATTGATTTTTTCATAATATCATTCTCCTTTTGAATTATTCTCTGTATTATTCTCTTTTTCTAAAACAACATAATCAGCAAATGAATCTTCAATAAAAAATATAGGTAACTTATTATGATATCTTTCATATATTTTTTAACCTGATATAGCAATAAGAAAACTATTGTTACCTTGTCTTGATTTTTCTAATTGCTCTAATTCAGCTTTAAATTTTCCATTCTTAACTGAACCTATTTTTCCACAGATGGAACAATATCCATATAACTTTGTGTTTATGAATGTTTTCCCTGTAAATGCAATCGGAAATTGAATTAAACATTCTTTATATTGATGTTTGTGCCTTGATTTGCGATTGCTCTTTGAAATATTGCTTTCTTTTTGTTTAAGATATTTTGATATATCATCTTGTATCATAGATTACTCCTTTGATATATTATTCTCTTCAATTGTCTATCCCACAGATGTTCTTTTCTTGCTAACGCTGCGAAAAGACCGCCCTTATCAAAGGGCTACATCTTGTGCTTACGCACATACTATCTTTTTGAGCTTGTATATAGTTTTCTCATACCCCCTATCTGTGGAGTAAATTAACGATTTTGAGGGTGAATTTCAATTTTTATGTCTTAGGTGATAACTTATAAGGGTATGAGATAAAAGTGGCTAATTTTTTCTGTGAGGTGTGATTTTTTCTCCCTAAATAGATTGAGAAGTGATTTAATATGCTAATTCATCAAATATATTTCTATAAAAGTTACATGGTAAGTTGTTAAATGTTTCTGTTGTAATTAATTTTAAGTTACCCATATAGAATCCTCCTTTAAATTTATTTTTTTATTTGGTAAGAGTGGTGTAATGATTATTTACAATAGATTGTTCTCTTAAAGAGATTTAAGTTTTTAAGAATTATTAAATAGAATAGTGAAGAATAATATAAATTTATGCAATAAAAAAAACAGACAGCTTAATTACCGCCTGTTAATTTTTTATGTTTATTTGATTTATATTGATAACCAGTTAGATTCTGGTTTTGCAATAAGACGAGCATTATTATATGCCATATCAAGTGTTAAACATGTGTGACCTTGATAATAATTTCCTACTTTAGTTACGGTTAAAGCTAATGATGGAGTAGTATCATCCTCTAAGCATAATGGAAGTAACAACTGAATCTTATTTTCATAATATTGTGGTATTGCCAATTTATAATTAGCTGATACTCGCTTCTTCATAGTTTCTATTGAACCATTGAGATTGTTAAGAATATTTTTGCTATCTTTAAGCTTTTCGGGAATTCTTTCAATATTATTAATATCTTTCAATATATGTTTATAATTAATGTTTATTTCGTAGTGCCAATCAAATAATAAGAGAGATGGATCATCAAAATAATTTGCTCTTGGTGGGCGATCAGAAATATTCATATTTCCTAAATCATATGATGTAAGAAACTTTAATCCATTTTTGCTTTTATCTTGATATGCGTATATTGGTTGATAGAATTCGGTAAAAAGTCCTGTGTTAAATAGTGCATATTCATTATTAATAATTACGTTCTTTTCAGAAGATAATTTTTTATATGTGTGAACCATATAATTTGTAAGAATTTTATTATTAGGATATGTATCATTAGACCAATTTTCTTTATCTGCTATTTTAATTATATCTTCTATATAATCATTCCAGTTTACATTGAAATATGCCATATATTCTGCTCCTTCTGTATTTTTAAATGCTTCTGCAAGTATATCATATTTTCTTGATTCATGGAATGGAAAAATAGTTGTATCATCTGGCTTGTACAATTTAAATGGATATGATTCATATTCTTGTGATTCAAGTGGTTTATATTCTCCTTGTAATTTCGTACATGCTTTTATATAAGCTTCTTGTGGTGTATCAGCATAAACAAAATAAATGTAATCATATGGTTCATAACAATATGCTGCCGTTGTTGGTATTAAATATGTATTCATTTGTAAACCCTCCTTAGAAATGTGATTTATACAATTTTATATTCTCTTTTTTAAATTTGCTCTGATATAAAATTCTTTACATGGAATATAAGGAGAAAAATGTATGATTTTGAGTCTATTTTGGATTTTTATATGTCAGGTGGCTAGTTGTTAGGGTAGAGGGTAAAAATTGAAATTTGAGCTATGAGAATTGATTTTTATATAGGTGTGAGAATTGATAATATTATTTATAGTAAATGTGTATGAATATATATAGATAGTTAATGCGATTTTGAGTGATGTAAAAAATTGACCTTGTATTTTGAGCATTTATGTGGGTAAAAATGATTTTAGGTGTTATTGGTAGGGTGGAACAAAAAGGCTGTGTATGAGCATAATAGAGGGCTTAGATGAGAGATGGGAGTTTTTAGTATTGTTATAGTAGGATTTTTGATGGTTTGTATTGGATTTTTTTGGCTGTTTTTGTGATGTATATAGGTAATTTTAGATTTTTTGATGTGGTTTTTATGTACCCCCTGTGTATTGTAGATTAGAGATTTATGATTTATGTAATTGATTATAATGATGATTCTGGATTAAAAATGGTTATCGGTAAAAGTGCTTATAAATAAGGATAATTTTGGATTTGTGAGTGAATTTTTGATGAAATGAAAGTTTGATTTTTGGATTGTAAGATGGGTGAAAGTGGCTTGGTTAGTAGGTTTGAGCGATATGGGGTACGATAAGGGATTTGAGATGGGAAAATTGGGATTTTGCTTGATTTTATTGGGGATTTAATGGATTGAGAATAAGATAATTTATTTTTAATAAAAAATTTTTTGACTTGGTGTGTAAATAAACCTGCTATACCTGGTTTTACATTTCATAAGGGTTTAATCCGTTTTTGCCACCCCCATTCTCGCCATACTCAAAACCACGAAAAATAAGCATTTTTGGAAGTTTTGCACCGAAACAAGCAGAATTTTTTTGTGATAAGGTGTAGCCAAGCTGAACGGCTGACGAGCAGTTCAGTGAACAAAAAATATTTTTTTAAGTCTCTAAGATGAGACAGAAAGGTTGGTAATTATGAAAGAATTAAAGAATGCAGTTATCGTTAATGGAGTAGCTTATCAGATTAACGCTACAGAAGCACAGAAAATCGCTAAACTCTTAGGACTTGGAGCAGTTGAACAGCCTAAGACAGAGACACCTAAAGACACAACACCTAAGTCAGAGCCTAAGACAGCATCTAAGAAGTCTACACGGATTGTCGGCTCTCTTGAGTGCGATGGCAAGTTCGTCCGTACAATCAAGGGTGCATTTCTGTCAAGCAAGGCTAGGTTTGCCATCAAGATGTCTGCGACCGAAGACTTTGGTGCAACTAAGCTTGGCAAGGGCAACAAGACATATGACGCACTTGCAAAGGATGACAAGTATGTGCAGATTTACGAGTTCAAGTCTGCTGAAGATGCTACAAAATTCATGGATAATCAGCAGAGCCGTATGGTTAAATAACTCGACTAGGCGAGTATAAACCGTGTCAAGCCTAGTGCGTTACCCACTCTTTGAGTGGGTAGGTCACAAAATCTACATCATCATTTTGTGATGGGTTCTCCATCATCAACCCTATTTTTGACTTACATTTTCGTCAAGATAGGGTTCTTTTTTACTCAACCCATAAGTCAATAAAAATACATAACATTAAACGCAATACAAATAAAACCGTGATAAGCCGTAGAGGTACGACAGTTCTTCCCAAACGGTCTATTAAAGTCACCCAAAATTTAAAGACGCAATGCATAAAGGTTACTGTATGTGTATTCTAGTGTGATTAACCTACACACGACATCAATTCACTTACACAAAATACAACCTAGTTAGGAGGTGTGCGTTAATAAGTAGGTGACGATAGACTTCAGGTTTTGTGGACAAGTAGATGTTCTGCTCTAAACTATCAGCACAACACTACAAGAATACATATGATTGAACGGTCAAGGGTGTGGTTTGTGAGAACCATAAACGAG